CCGCGCTCACCGAAGGTGGTGACGCTGTTGATGATCTCGGTGATGAACGCAGGGAGGCCGTAGGGCTCCTTGCCGCCCGTCTCCATGTTGCCGTAGTTGCCGATGTACGGAGCCCACAGGTCGTTCTCCATGCCGTTCAGCATGGAGGTCCACATGCGCATCTCCTTGATGCGCTTGAGGCGCTTGTACATGGTCTTGGCGTCGCCGTCGTTGAGTTCGACCTCCTGATCGGTCCACGACATGTAGTCCATCGAGAACCGCCACGGAGCGGTCAGCGTGTCCGTGACCTGCGGGTTCGTCCAAGTGAACGTGTCGTTGGGCTGGTACTTCTGGTAGGTGGAGGCGTCGTCGAAGACGATCACGTCCTTGATGGACGTACCGCCCTGAACGAGCGTCTCGCTGGCCTTCTCCTTCAGCATGCGGGAGAGGACGTAGTTGTTCTTGACGGCCTCGTTGATGACGGCATCGGCGGACTTCAGGTACGCAGGCCCGGTGGACTGCATGAAGTCGTTGAACTGGGTAATCGAAGGCATTTGCCTTGCTCCTTACTTTCTTGAAGCGGATCGGAGGCGGATGCCCCCGCCCGACATGATCTGGTCAAGGATCTCGTCGTCCGCGTCCCGAGGCGGCGGCTTCACCGGGGCCGTGGTCCCCTTGGGGGCCGTCGGCTGGCTGGCACGCACGTTCGGAGGCGCTGACGGCCTCGATCCAACGATGGCCGAGTAGGCGGCGGCGGCGAGTTCGTCGACGCTTGCGTACCCACCCGGCTTCGCAGCCCCGAGTTCCGACATCTTCGCGAGGACCGCGTCGTAGGCGGGGGCCTTGGCCCCGTACTGGACGCGGAGCGAGACATCGGCAGCACGGGCCTGCGCAAGCAGCAGTTGCTCCTGCATCTGCGCTTGCTGCTGCTGGAAGGCCATGCGGACGGGACTGACGACATCGTCGCCGTACACCGCCGCCATCTGCGCGAAGGGATCGGCCGCCGCAGGCGTTTCCGACGGGGCAGGCGTGTTGTCCTGCACCTGTGGATTCTGCTGCGCGCCCTTCGACACCTGCTCCTCCAACTGCTTCAGACGACCGCCGTACGAGTCAACGTCCTTCTGCCGCTTCGCCGCCGATTCCGCCCACTTGGAGAGGATCTCGGGAGAAGCCGAGGCGATGACCTCGTCGGGTACGCCGTCCCTTTTCAGGACCTTGGCGACCGCGTCACGGTCGAATGACGGGGCATCGGGTGCGGGGGCTGGCTCGGAGGGAGCAGCGGACGAATCCACGTCTGCCTCCTTGTCGTCCTCCGTCTCGATGCTGTCGAGCAGCCTCGCGAGGATTGCGTCGTCGTCATCGGAGTTGGCCTCGACGGCTTCCGTGACCTGCGCGGTGTCCTGCACGACCTGCTCCGCCGTCCCGTCGGACGGCGTGTCGGCCTGCACGATGGGTTCAGCATTGCTGTCCATGTTCAGTCCTCTGCCCTGACGTAGCCGTGGCGGGACGCTACGTTGCGTTCCTCACGGCGACTGTGGATGATCGGATGCCCGTTCGCGTCGCACTTGACGCCCGCGAGGTTCCGCGGAAGCGCCCGGCTGACGTACGGATAGGCCGAAGTTGTGAAGTTCGGGCTGACCTGCGTGCCGCTCGGGACGCGGACGACGGTGCCGAACAGCGGATGCTCGAACGACGAGCCGATGGCGGGTACGTCGCGCATCGCGAAGACGCACTCGATGACCTTCCCGTCCTTCGTCTCGAACTCGTAACTCGGCATCATGCCCTCGCTGCTGCCGCCGCGATCGCCGCCTGCGCACGGGCAGGGACGGCCGGGGCCTCGCCAGTAGGAGAAGGTGCCGGGCCGGAAGCGGGAACACCCCCCTGCGCCGGGGACGGGATTCCGGGACCGGGCATGCCGCCCTGCATCTTGCGGATGACCTCCTCGTCGATGAAATCCTGCATCTGCGGGACGTTCTGTGCGTCACCGAGGAACGAGAGCAGGTCGCGCCACTTGATCCAAGGCATGGCGGGGATCGCCTGCCCGGCGGACGTGATGACCTGAAACACCTCGACGGCACGCTTCTGGGCGAGCATCTCGGAGGTGCGCTCCATGCTGTAGGCGTCCACGTCGACCTGCATGTCCTCCCAAGCGCCGACCTTCAGGCCGCCCTGAAACACGGGATCCTGCATTCCAGCCTCGCGGGCGTCCTCGCCGCCGACCGGGATGACGATGCGCTCGTCGTGGAACATGTACCAGCCGATGTTGCGGAACACCGTGTCCATCGAGTCCTGAAACGCCCGCTTGAGGTGGGCGATCCGCATGGTGCTGGCGCTCTCCGCGACGGCGACCTCCGTGGCGCTCGCGCTCCCGGCGACGTTCCCGCGCATGGCGTCCGACATGCCGAGGGCGCGGTCGAGCCGATCCTTCGCGACCTCGACGGACTGGATGTGCTGGTTCGTGCTGCCGCCGACCTCGACGGGCTGGAGGCTGCGGGCGTCGAGACCCGCCTCCGCGAAGACGTACAGGTCTGGTGCGTTCACCACGTCCTGAAGGAACTTCGGGTTCTTGGCGTCCCCGACGAGGATGCGCTTGTACCGCTTCTGGTTCTCCTGCTGGCTCGTCGCGAGGTCGTTCGCGTACTGGATCTGGTCGCGGCAGGCGACGATCGGGGACAGCGGGTACGGGTCGTTCGGGACGCTGAAGGCACCGAAGACCGTGTACGGGCCGGAAGGCGGGCCGTAGTAGGGCAGCGGCCTGCGGATGAACTCGCAGACGCAGTCGCCCGAGCCGCCTTGGTACTTGGCGACCGTGTAGATCGTGCCGTTGTACAGGGCGTCGTCGGTCGCCTCGTCGAGGAGTTCCGCGGCCGCTTCGTGCAGTTCGGGGACCCAGATCTCGTAGATCGCCACCTCGCGGCGCTCGGGAACGTCGCGATTGTCGCGCAACTCGTCCACGCCGTTGTTCGTGGCGAGGCGCTCGATCTCCTCGCGGTTCCACGTCTCGTCGACCTCCGCACGGCGGAGGAGGTCCTCCTTGTCGCAGACCCAGACGTGGCCCATCCACCGGGCCTCCTCCCAGTGCATCGCCGCGGGGTCGATCACGAACCTCGCGGGGTCGATTCGGTAGGCGCGCGGGAGGTACGGGCCGGAGGAGTCCCACTTGCGCTCCGCGCCCTTCGGCTCGTTGACGACGAGCGCGACGCCCCATCCGAGCAGCATGTCGGTGGCGATGCGCTCGATCGTGCCGCGCAGGCGAACCATGCGCGACCACCTGTTGAGCGCCGCCTTCATCGCGACGCAGGCCGTCCGCTGGACATGCGGCCTCGCGCTCGTCACGCGCACCTTGGGGTTGTCGTGGATGATGCGCGGCAGCACCATGCTGACGTAGGCGTGGACGGCGTTCTCGGGATGGTTCACCCCGTACCCGTCGCGGTAGCCCTGCCCGCAGAACCACTCGCGCAGTTCCTTCGGGGTCTGGAAGTGCTGGTCGCGGAACCACTCCGCACGGTCGATCTCGTCGCGGATGGCGGAAATGTTCGTGAAGTCAAGCATTCGCCTTCGCCCTCGCCTTCGGCGCACGGTCGGACAGGGAGGCGACCCTCGCCTCAAGCGCGGCCACCCGCGCCATGAGCGCGATGACCGTCGAATGGTCCTGCTGCGGGACGGTAGCAGGCGGGGATCCGAACGCGGACACCTGCTTCAGGACCTTCTCACCCTCGATCGGGTCAAGGTCGATCTTGATTCCGTTCGAGAGCGAGACGCGCACGCGCCCGCCGATCTCGTCGATCTGGTCGATCGCGTCGACCGGGAAATGCGTCATGCGCACCTTGACGAAGTTCACCGCTTCTTCCCCTTGGCCTTTGGCTTGGGAAGGCGGCAGCCGAACTTCCGGCAGAGGGCAATGCCCCCGAACCCGCCGAGGACGAACGCCGACACCAGAACCGCGATGTTCTCGATCACTTGCGACCCTTCTTCTTCTTGGCGCGGGCGGGAAGGCTCTTCATGGACTTCGTCTTGGAAGCCATCTCCTTCGCCATCCGCGGGTGCTGCGCGAACATGTACCCCTGCTGTGCCTTCGACTTGAACGGCATTACTTCTTCTTCGCCTTCTTCATCGGCTTGCCGGACTTCTTGGCGTAGGAGGCGGCCTGCATCTTGCCCATCTTCGTGTAGGGGAACGACTTCTTTCCGACCTTCGGCATCACTTGCCCTTCCAGCCGCGCTTCATGGCGGCATACGACTTCGCGCTGACCGTCGACTTCGACTTGGGGCGCGAGATCCCAAGCCTTTTGCGCCTGTTGATGTTCCCGACCAGCGAGTTCCTCGCCATGTCAGCACCCCCACCTTGCCCGTGCCGCCTTGCCTCGCTCGCCCTTCCACGAACGGCTGCGGGCGCAGAAGGACTTGTGGCGGGGATCGTTCTTGTCCTTCGTGGGGGCCTGCAACTTGCTGCCCGTGGCGCGGTTGTAGCGGGCGCGGCCCTTGGCCGTCAGTCCCGCGCCCTTCGACACGGGGAGTTTCTCGCCCCTGCCGACGGAGAGATTTGGTCCGCGCTTCCTCGCCATCACTCGTCCTCGTCCGCGACCGGGAGGAACGACCACACGGGGGTCGAGTTCCCGACGTACGCGGACACGATGTTGCATTCCAGATGCTCCACGGCCTCGTCGTAGTCCATGCCGTGTTCGTTCATCAGCACGTTGACCACGCGATGGGTGTCATAGACGACCCGGTAGGCACCGGAGGACAAATCCCGCGTTATGCCGATCACCGCGTCGTCGAGCCCGTCCGCGAACAGCGTCGTGATGCCCTGCTCGTCGACCCAATCCCTGACCCTGTCCGCGTTCGCGATCATCGGAATACCTCCCAGTGCTTGAGGAGATCACCAGCCGAGCCTTCAGCGTACACCTCGTCCTCCTGACCGGGAACGGGTGCGTCGTCGGCGGCGAGCCATGCCAAGGCGAGGGCGATGACGCGGTCGCCGTGGTTCTCCCTCGCGCCCGTGGACTCGTCGCGCAGGCGGCCGGGGATGACGCGGCCGTTGCCGTCGAGGACGTAGGCGAGCATCTCGTCGAGGGTTCCCGTGCAGGGGACGACCACCTCCCCCTGCTGCACCGCACGCGAGAGGTTCCCGAGGAGGAGGCGCTTGGACTGCTCGCTCGACACCCACCCGATCCTGTCGACGATCCCGTGGGTCGACTTCCCCTCCCTGCGGGGCTTCCAGACGCGGTGGAACCGCTGCGCCTCGAAGTCGCGCTGGAGGCTCTGGCCGGGACCGTTCACCTCCCACGCCACCACCGCCTCGCGGAAGCAGCCGCGGCACACGTCCGCCACCTCCGCGGCAAGGTCCGCGGGCGTGATGTTGGCATCGACCATCATGGCGACCATCCTGCGGGTCGAGGCGTCCAGCACCGCCACCGCGCTGGCGTGGTTCCCCGTCCCGTAGGCGGGGTCGATCCCCACCGAGTACGAGGACACCTCCGGGTCGCCCCACAGACGCCACCGCCCGGTCGGGCTGTCAACCCACCGACCGCTCACCCAGTTCGCCCGACGCGGCTCCCTGCCGAACTCCCGCCTGTGGGCCGTCACCGCCACGCTCGGGAAGAACGCGGCACCCGCACCCATAGCCTCCGCGAACACGTTCTGCGCCAAGTCGACCTTGTCGCGCTTGCGCAACTGGTCCCCGAGCCAAGGCGTCCAGACGTAAGTTCCCCCGGTGACGCCCGTTACGGTGCCGTCGAAGTCCACCTTCGTCTCCGCGCCCTTGGCCTTCTCGGGATGGTGCCAGTACAGCATCTCGACCAGTTCGGGGTTCCCCGTGCCACGCGCCTCCTGCACCAACTTGTCGTACCGCGTCCCGTAACCGATCGGGGTCGACAGCGCGATGCGGCAGGAGGTGGTGTCCGACGCCGACCGCCACGCAGCCTCGTCGTCCTCCAGCGCCGCGAACTCGTCGAACAGCACGAACGTCCGACGACCGCCGCGCCCGATATGCGCACCGCTCGCCTGTCCCGCGATCGTGGCACCGCTGGTCGGATGCCGAAGGACCATGTGCTGCCGGAAGGAACCGCCCTTGCGCATCTGGTCCACCGGACAGGGCAACAGCCACGACGGCTGGCTCGACAGGATGTAATCGACCTTCCAGAACAACGAGTCAGGGTCACCCGTCCGGTCGACATTGTCCTCCACGCGGCTGACGAGCAAACTCTGCCACCCGTGAAACAACCACCCCCACGCAGCCAGCCCCACCACCAGCCACGACGCACCCATGTCACGGCTCTTGCGGATCACCACGTCACGCCCGTCACGCACGCAGGCAGCGATCCGGCGGATCGAGGACACCTGCACGGGCCACGGAACGAACGGAACGTCACGGACGGCCGCAGGACGCTCCCTGCCGTCAGGACCAGTCTCCTTCACCCGGTAGGTCCACGCCGTCAACGCCAGCCACGCAGCAGGATCCTCCCGGAACAACGCCTCCAAGTCCGAACGCTCCTGAACGCTCGCAGCCGTCAGGATGAACTCCCGCAACTCCATCAGCGCACCCAACTCCGTCGGCCACGATGGGACCCCAAGGGGATCCGTACCAAGGGAAGTGCCGGGGGATCCATTCCCAAACCCCTCCCCTCCCCCACCCCCGCTTCGGGGGGGTAGGGGGGGTAGTTGTGGTTGTGGTTGTAGAGGGCATTCAACAAGCATTGCTTGCTGATTGCTTGACGCATTGCTTGACGCATGCTTGTCGCATGCTCCAAGCATACGCTTCTTCTTCAAGGGCTTGTCAGACTTGGATTTAGGCACATACTTCAATCCAGTCGCAAGAATCGGGTTATCGGGGCCACTCGGAGGAGGGCGCTTGGCGGGCGGCAGGAAGGGCCGTGCTTGCGATGCGTCTGCATCGGAGGGGCTAGGCAGAGCGGAGTGG